TGCGCGTTCAACTCTGGGACCTTCCGTGCGGGGGTGGCCTGGGAGGAGCGTTATGCGGGGATCATGGCCTCCAGGGGAATAGGGGTGGACAACCACTTCGGCTTCGTGGCCGAGTGCCAGGAGGACTTCAAGCCTGCACGGTCGGGGAGTGGCCACAAGCTGTGGTACCCGCACCGGGACGAGTGGGAGCATGCGAACCCGAGTATCGGGACCCACCTGGTCCCGGACCACTACATCCTCGGGCGGATCGAGAAGGCCGAACATCCGCACCAGCAGGACGAGGTCCTGAGGAATAACTTCGGGATCTGGCCGGGAGCCGACTCGAACCTCTTGGAGTGGCGCCACTGGCAGGAGTGCGAGATCCCGGACGGGGAGTGGGAGGACCCCTCGCCGGAGGCCGGGGGGAAGCTGTTCATCGGTATCGACCTGGGCAAGACCAAGGATATGACTGCGCTGAGCCTCCTCTGGCAGTTCCCCAACGGGTTGGAGCTGGCAGACGGCCGCACGGTCACGCTCCTTACCCGGCCCGAGTACTGGATCCCCGAGGCCCTTCTGGCGAAGCGGGCCGAGCAGAGTACCCCGCACCTGTTGGGATGGGCGAAGTCGGGGCTGGTCAGCCTGTGTCCGGGGAGGGTCATGGACTACGGGCTGATCGCCCTTCGGCTGGCCGAGCTCAAGGCCTCCTGGCCGGAGGCGGAGATTACGATTGACCCATACTACGCTGATGGGCTGGTAGCGGCAGCCAAGGTCCACGGGATCAAGATGCACACGGACAAGGATGAGGTTCCGCCCCTCGATGGCTCGATTGGGCTGATGATCCACCCCCAGGGGCTGAGAGTGGCGAAGGACAGCAAGCTGTGGATGGAATCGTCCATTGAGGCGCTCGTGACGGTCGTGGCCGCGGCAACCATCGGGATCCAGACGAATGCCGTCCTGCGCTGGAACCTTAATAGCTGCCGGGCTGTCTCGAATGCCCAGGGAGCCCGGCAGCTTGCGAAGGCCAGCCTGAAAAAGATCGGGGACACGATCGACGGGATCGTGGCCCTGACTATGGCGTGTGGCCTGGAGGAGAGGTCACGGAGGCTAGCTCCCGCCGTGGATACCCGATACGAGGACGACGGCTACAGCTTCTACGAGAACTACTTCGAGGACGAGGGCTGACTTCCGGCCCAAATGTCCAGTGTTTTCTCCGAAAAGACGGAAAACAACCTCTCAAATAGACTACAGTTGTACATTTACTCCCCCATCGGGCTCCTTGCTCCCCCATCGGGGGCGCGCCAGTTTGGGGGGTTATGGGATTCATCGAGAGATTCCGGTCGGCCCGTGCGGCCAGGGTGGCGACCGAGCGCCGTGCCCAGGCAGACGCCAACGCCAAGTTCCTTGAGACTCTCCAGCGTCTGAACGACATCTCGGGGGGGCTGAAGCACCCGTCCGTGGAGGCGGCGCTGAAGTTCCCCGCGGTCAGCGCGGCGGTGGCCCTCCTGTCCCGTGAGCTTGCGAAGCTGCCGATCATTGTCTACAAGAGGGACAAGGGGTTCAAGGAGGAGGCCCCGGATGACCCCTATGCCTATATCCTCTCGGAGCGGTGGACTCCCCAGGAGACTGCGTTCGCGGCTGCCGAGCGGTTCTGGTACAACGTGTTCACGGCGGGGATGGGGTACGCGGTTATCCGCAAGGTGGGGAGGAGGCTGGAGGCCCTCCAGGTGATCTCGCCCTATCGGATCCACCGGACCTGGACGGGGCACCGGATGATCTACCAGGTCACCGAGACCGGGGAGTACATCCCGCGCGAGAACATGATCGAGGTCGCGTGGCGCTATAAGCGTTATGCCTTCTCCTACGGCCAGGAGTACTCGGGCAAGGACTACGTCAGCCCGATCGAGCACGGGTGGGAGGCCATCCGATCCGGGCTCCTCGCGCTTCGCTACTCGGCCAGGCACTTCGGGGGGGGAGCCCTTCCGGCTGCCGTGATCCAGACCAGCGCGTCCACGGAGAAGACCCTCAAGAACATCGCGAAGGACCTCAACTCCGCGCTGCGACGGATGCACAGGGAGGAGCAGCTGATTCTCCCGCTTCCCGCCGCCATCAGCGACGTGAAGACGCTCAGCATCAACCCGCAGGAGTCCGAGCTGGCGACGCAGCGGCGGGTAGCCGTAGAGGAGATTGCCCGCCTGTTCGGTATCCCGCCCGCGCAGCTCCAGGAGCTGACGCGCGGGACCTACCGGAACACGGAGCAGTCGGCCCGGACTCTGGCGCAGCAGTCTCTCTCCCCCTGGGCCATCAAGTGGGGAGACGAGGCCACCGACCGCCTGTACGGGCCTACCCGCAGGAACATGTTCGTCGGGATGGACATTCGCGCCATGCTGCGCGGGGACTTCCGCACGGAGGCCGAGGCGACCGTCAAGTTGACGGGCGGACCCTTGATGACACCGAACGAGGGCCGTCGCCGGTTCGACTTGCCGCCCGTGGATGGCGGCAATAGCTTGGTCAAAATGCCGGGGCAGCCGGACGGGGATGGTGATACGGACCCCCCGGAGCCCGAACCGGACGACCCCGATCTCCCGGATCCCGACGACCTGGACCCGGAGGAGGACCCCGACTCGGAGGACGAGGATGATGAAGCGTAGAACCGAGCAGAACAAGAAGCCCGGGGAGCGTTCCGAGGTCCCCGAGGGTCGAGACGATGGTCGCGTGAAGGATCGCGAGACCGGTTACCAGACCAACATGCTGAGGGTGCCCAAGCCATGAAACGCAGAATCCTCCTCCCCGGACACGACGGCGACGGCCGCATCTTCGAGCACAGGCTGCGCGCCCGCGAGGCCCCGGAGCCCGGAGAGCGTACCAACGTCATCCAGATCGGTGACGCTCCCCTGATCCGGGCGGTCGTCACGGACCTCACCGTGCGCCAGGACGACGAGGACGAGAACATCGTCCACATCGGCGGCATGATGTATCGCTACGATGACGTGTACGACGCGGGCTGGTTCACGGAGTCCATCGCTCCGGGCGCCGTCGAGGACATGGATGACGTGCGGTTCCTGATCGGCCACGACCGGCGCTCCCCCGCGCTGGCGCGCTCCCCGAAGACAATGCAGTTGGAGGAGAGGGAGGGCGAGGGCCTGGCCTTCGAGGCCTCGTTGGATCTGCGCAACCCGGACGCACAGCGCGCCTACTACCCCATCGAGCGGGGAGACACGGACGGCATGTCCATCGGGTTCTACCCGCTGGAGGAGACGATCTCGCGCGACCCACAGGGCAAGGAGCCGACGCACTACACGATTACCAAGATGCGGCTGCTCGAAGGCTCCCTGGTCAACTGGCCCGCGTACGAGTCGGGCAAGGTCGAGCCCAGGGAGGCCGAGCAGGAGCGGATCCAGAGGCGTGAATCCGAGCGCCGGGAGCGCGAGGAGGCGGAGGCCCGGAGGCAGGCCGAGGAGGCCAGGAAGCAGGAAGAACAGGCCGTCCGTGACGCCGAGGCCGTGGAGGAGAGACTTGCGGCGCTCGAACAGGACGTCCAGATTGTGAACGACCGCGCAGAGGCTGCGTAACCAGACCCCCGAAGGAGGGCATCCAGAGATGACCAGGCACATGCGAGACCTTCTCAAGGCGGCGAACCGCGAGCTGGAGAAGGCCCGGAAGGCTTCGGAGGCAGGCGATACCGCCCGCGCGACCGAGCACATGGACAAGCACGAGGAGCTGATGGGCCAGTTCCGCCAGCAGGAGACTCTGGCGCAGCGCGAGGCCGAGACGCAGCGCCTCCTGGACCAGAGCCGTGAGCGGCAGGAGATCCGCGCCGGGACCAACGCCCTCATCACGACCCCGGACGAGTACAATGCCCGACAGCGGGTCATCAGGCGTTTCTCCCGTCACGGGCGAAGCGCGCTGAACGACGCCGAGTGGGCGCTAATGAACCGTCTCACCGAACGCGACCAGGCGTGGTGGGACTACATGGGCGCCGACCCGGAAGACCAGCTGGGGGTCCGCCAGGCGAAGCAGCGGCTCATCCAGGTGGCCGAAGCCGAGGTCCGGGCCCTCTCGACCTCGGGCGGTGTTGGCGGGGAGACCATCCCCGAGGGCTTCCAGGCGACGATTTACGCCGAGATGGAAGCCTACGGCCCGATGGCCGAGGCGGGCCTGAGCGAGCGGATCGTGACGGCGGGCGGGGAGGACATCCCGATGCCGACCGTGACGAACGTCGCGAAGTTCGACGTGGTCGGGGAAGGCCAGCAGATCCCGGACCAGGAGCCGGGGACCGACAGCGTGACCCTGGGCGCGTACAAGTACGGCGGGAAGCAGACGCTGTCGTACGAGCTGCTCCAGGACACGGGCGTGGACCTCGAAGGCTTCATCGGGCGGTTCGCCGCCGAGGGCCTGGGCCGTGGCCTCAACGAGGACTTCACGATCGGGCGCTCCGGGGCGACGGGTCACGCGACCAACGCCAACCAGGCGACGGGCCTCCTGGCCGTGCCAGCCGCGCACAGGGTGCGGACCGAGAACAACGACGGGCGGATTACCGCAGTGGACATGGAGGCGATGATCCACGGGCTGGATCCCGCCTACCGTTCGATGGCTGTGATCCTCGTCAACGACGACACCGTGCGGGTCCTCAAGCTGCTCCAGACGGAAGGCAACTACCTCTGGAGGCCGTTCGGAGGAGGAGAGGCGACGTTCGCAAACCGTCCCCCGGATACCTGGGACGGCTATCCGCTCCGGGTAAACCAGGCGGTGCCGAAGGTGAACCCCACGGCAGGTTCGGGAAACACCAACGTGACGGACATCGGCATCTTCTACCACACTCGCTCCTATGCGACCCGCCTGGCGGGCCCGTACCGGATCAAGCGTGGTGACGAGGTCCTGATGGAGAAGGACCAGGTGCTGTTCACCCACCTGCAGCGGGCGGACGGCAAGATCATCCGGGCGAACGGCATCTCGGTCCTGACCCGCGCGGCCGGATCCTAGCCGGAGGGGCTGATGATCAGCCCTGATTCCGTTACCGAGACGGGCGTCACGGGCGAGGTCGCCTCGCTCCTCGAGGCCCAAGCCTACCTGGGGCTGCCGGCAGACGCTGGCAGCCCCGCTGGCTTGAATCTCATCCTGGGGGCTGCGCACGAGACGGTGGACGGCCCCGACTCCGAGACGGGCTTCTCCTACCGCCAGCGTAGCATCATTGCGCAGCTGCGAGGGGACTGGCCTTGCGATCCCGTGCTCCTTCCTCCTCCCGTGGACCCCGATTCGCTGGAGGTCACCTATGCGACGGACGGGGAGGACGCCACGCTGCCGGCCTCCTCCGTCAGTCACTACCGGGAGGACGGGCGGGACTACCTGGAGCTGGGGGAGGAGCCGGACGACTTCGGGGGGGGCCGGACCATCTCCATCGAGTACGATACGGAGGAGGTCACCCCCCCGGACTCGATCAAGGTGGCCCTCCTCGCCGTAGCTGCCTGGTTATTCACGCACCGGAGGTCCCGCCTCGGGCCCGACGCGGCCCAGGCAAGGGACAACCCGGAGATCAGGAGAATCCTGCGGCGGCACAAGATCGACCGCGTTTTCGTGTAAGGAGGGGAGACGGTGGTTGCTCTCCAGATCTTCGAGCCGGTCTACGACACGAGCGGAGGCGCGCCCCGCGGCCTGTTCCTCTATAATGCCATGGGCAGGATCGGGCGCCAGGCTCCCCGTGCCACCGTAGAGGAGGAGGGCGGGGACGTCGAGGTCGGGACCGAGTCCGTCCGGGTCACATACCTCGACCCCCGGGTGCTCCCAGGCTGGTTTGCTCGGCTCTACGGGCAGTGGTTCGTCATCACCGGGGCACGGGGCGTCCCTCCCTACGGGATCGAGGGCGACCTTCAGCTCACGATCCATGCACCCATCCAGGTCATCCAGGAACGCCTGGTGCTTGTGGACGGCTACACGATCACGCTCGACGGCTACGAGGTCACGGTCTCCGCAGGGGCGTAGGGCCGGCTGTAAGGGCCTTGGGGCTCGTAGACACCTGACTACCCACCCCAGGGGGAGAACGTCGCTCAGGGGCTGCCCGAGCCGTGCTCCCGGTCGTTTCCCGTGTTGCAGAGCCTCCCCCATGCATTAGATTGACCGCTGGCAGTCCCCCTCCCCCCGTGAAGGAGCAACCAGGTGGCCGGAGAGCAGGACCTCAGAACCGTTCGGCGCGTCACGGATCAGGAGAAGCCCACGGCCCGGATCCCCGTCAGTGGCGGGGAGGGCCAGGGCTGGGTCTACGAGCTGTACTCGGTACTGGCCAGCGGGGTAGACGATGATGCGGTGAAGGCTCTGATCGCGTCCACGCTTGAACAGGGCGCGAACATCAAGATCACCAGTGGCGACGACGGCCAGGTGACGATCGCGGTGACGGGCGACCTTGGCCTGACAGCCGAGGAGGTCCGGGACACGGTAGCCGGGTTCGTGCGCGAGGGCGACGGCATCACGATTACCCACGCCGACGAAGCCGACACGCTCACGTTCACCGTGGACAATCCGTTCACGGCGGCGAACGCGGCGAAGCTGGCCGCGGTGCCGGACCCCGCCACGATCGCGCTCAAGAGCGAGGTGCGGGAGGCGGGCGCGGAGGCTGATGCGGCGGCAACGGCGGCGGCGGCAGCGCAGGACACCGCCGATGCAGCGTTGCCGCTCGCCGGTGGGGTCATGACGGGCTCGCTCATCCTCAAGGGCAACCCGGCAGCCGACCGTGAAGCCGCGCCGAAGCAGTACGTGGACGCCCGGACGGGAGACGGCACCACTACGTTGGCCCGTCTAGCGGCATCGGTTCTGGCCCGTCTCGTTCCCACGGGAGGGTCGGCCAACCAGGCACTCGCGAAGAACGCTGACAACAGCGGCTTCTCGTGGAGGGCCGTGTCCACGCTTATCGCCAACGGCTCGATCACGGTAGGCAAGCTGGCGGCCTCCCTCGTAGCGCGTCTCCTCCCCACGGGCGGGGCGGACGGCCAGTTCCTGGGGAGGAGCAGCGGGGCGGCTGCATGGGTAGCGGCCCCGCAGGGAGAAGGCAGCGGGACCGACCAGACGGCCCGTGACGCCGCCAGCGCGGCCGCCAGCACGGCGGACAGTGCCGAGGGCAAGGCGGACGCGAACGCAGCGGAGATCTCGGCGCTTCTGCGGCGGCTTGTGGACCTGCACGGCGGGATGGTGGCGAGCGGATGGGCGGATTCGGCAGGGATTGCCCAAGGTGGGATCGCCGTAGCCCCCGCCTCGATCACCGCCATCGGCGACGTGAGCGGCCTGAGCTATGCGGTGACGCTCGGGACCGCAGTGCGCGGCAAGTTCCTCGTGGTCAGGCTCCCTGCCGGCGTCGCACCGTCGCAGGCCAGGCTCGAAGTGACCAACGACCTCGGCGGGACCGAGTACAGCACCGGCCAGGACTGGAACCGCCAGTACCACGATGACGACTGGCAGTACTTCACGGCGGGCGGTGCGGCTGGCGGTGCGTTCGGATCAGGCGTCACGAAGGTCGATCTGGAGCTGACCAGTGACGCGGCGCACGTCGGGACGAGCCGCTTTCTCGGCATCTTCGACGGGACGTTCGGGGAGGAGGCCGAGGGACTGATCGAGGGAATCGCGGGCGGCAGCCTGCGGCTGTGGACGACCAACTGGACCGAGGCCGTCACCGACACGACCGACATTCCGATCGAGGGCATCGAGCGCCGGATCAGCGATGCGGCGGCGACCGAGGACGACTGGCTGCTCATCCGCTACAAGGACTGGACCTTCGACGGGGCAGACCAGCACAC